TTACCCTGGTTTGACACTCCAAAGGCGGCCGACCTCGAACGAGACTACTTCAAGAGAGGTAAAGAAATCCTTGGTCCAAAGGCGGGCGGCGTCTTGACCTGCCTGCTCAGAAAAAAAGGCGGCGACATCGGTTTGGCGCGCGCCGTCATCGAAATGGCTTCCACAAAGCAAGATCCTCGTGAATATGTCATGCGGGTGACGGGGCCTAAGAACCCTGGACGGTTGAGCGTGGCACAGATTGATGGACTGAAGGCGCAAGCCCAGAAGCAACTCGCCGAACGAGAGAAGTTCAAACCTCATAGCGAGGAAGAAAAGGCGGCTGTTGCGGCGGCGCATGAGCGGTTCAAGCGGGCAATGGCGGCAGAACCGGATACACCGGCGCCTGACGATGAGACCAGAATGCGCCGAGCAAAAAACCTAGGAATGCAGGCTGATTATTGGGCCAAGCGGGCGGAAAAGGCTGAGAATGAGAACCACCTCGCCGCCCGGTTCGTGGCCGACTTCGACCGGGAGTTCCCAGAGTGACCGGCAGAATGCTTCTCCTCGGGGCGATTCAAGTTCTCGCGTTCGCTCTTTTCCTGCTAGCCATTTCTCTCATCCACGCCGATGCCCATGACAACTGGCCGTCGGCTTGCTGCGGCGGGCACGATTGCCAGGCGGTCGCCTGCGATGAGTTGATCGAGAACGATGATGGTGGCGTGACCTGGAAGGGCCGCGTCTTCCCGAAGGAGACCGTATCGCCCAGCAAAGACGGACGCTGCGGTGTCTGCATCGGCAATCTGTACCAGAACGGCGTGTCGACCCCGGTCAATCGCTGCGCCTTCACCGTAGACGGGGCGTGACCACGTGAGCGCTGATCTCGACGCGGCCCTCCAATGGATGCGCGAGCACGGGTACGCTACCGGGCCGGGAGACACCATCGAAGACCTGCTTGATGAACTCGAAGCCCAGGCCAACATCCGGGGCGCGCGAGAAAGCGTGACAACGAATAACTGAACGCGGTATCATTCCATGGGATGGACACCGAACTCCGGTCATAGATCCAAGCGCCCGATCACTCTAGCGGGGACCACGCGATGCCAGCCGAACACTCCCACCTTCGACACAAAGGCAACTTCCACGATGGGTACGGCGGCGGCCACGCCGAGGGCCACGGCCACGAGCACGAGTCCAAGCTCCGGTCCCAAGACAACCCGCACTCGGACGCCCACCAGCCCCACGGTCACCACACCGGGGAGCCGCGGCTAGTCGAGCACCACATCGGGCACGGCGGCGGGAAGCCCCACTGCATGGCCTCGGGTCATGTCTCCGGCGCCCACGGATTCGGCCATAGCGCAGAGCACCGCCACGGGCCTCTCAGGATGAGCGGAGCCAAGGACGCGCACCGGATAGGCCACAAGCGGAAAAGATGAACCCAGCCTCATTTCTGGGGCGTACAGAGGCATCCTAGATGGCAAGGAAGGCGCACAAGGGCAAAGTCGCCAAGGTCATGAGGGAATACAAAGCCCATAAGCTTCGCTCTGGGTCAAAGCACGGACCTGAGGTCAAGTCCCGCGCCCAGGCCATCGCCATCGGGCTGAACGAGGCGCGCAAGGGCAAAAAGCGCTGATGTCGGCCGGCCATGACGCAGACTGGGCCGCCGCGGATACCGAGACCGTAAAGCGCGCGCTGGAGAACAAGGCCGTTAAGCGGGAGCTCGCCCGGTCAAGGCGCACGAACGATAGCTATGACCTGCCCTATCTCGCCGGGTACTCGAAAGACGGCAAAACCATCTACTTCGACCGCCACTTTCCCGAGTTCCTCGATATCCACGGCCGCAAGGTCAATGCGCGCCGGTTTATCCAAATCCACGAGGAAACCGAGAAATCCGTGATAGACGCCTTGGGACTGCCCTATCCCCAGGCCCACGAAATAGCGAACGCCGCCGAAAATCGCGCTGTGATGGGCTATGGTATACCACGGTCCAGCTACGAAAAGGCGGTCAAACCGTACATCAAGGCCGACGAGCTTGAAAAGCTTCAGAAAATTCCACCAGACTTGGATTGGACGCCTTATCTGGCTCCTCCTGTTAATCGCGCCCTGATCGCCAGGATGAAGGCCGCCGAGGACGAGGAGAAACTCGCCAAGTCCGACCCAAAGGTGAACTATTCCGACGAGCGCGGTACAGCAGGCCGACACTGCGGTCCCGATCGCCACTGGCCAGAGAACTACTGCAGCATGTACGGCGATCACGATTGTAGCGCGGTGGCCGGGTTCATCATCCCCCGCGGCGGATGCGACCTCTGGGAACGGGCCGCGGATTAAGTTTCGTAATTGGTATACCAGAGATGGCGCAGCGCGGTAAGCCAAGGGGAAGCATCAAAGCTGAGAGCCAGCGGATCTATGACGAGCTCACAAAGCTCCAGGCTGAATACGGTGAAGAGACCGTCACTCGGCTGCGAAAGAGCATCCAGGGGCAGGTCATCATCAAGCGGTTCATGGATCATATCCGCGGCGAGATTGAGCTAGTCCCCACCCAAGTCCAAGCCGGCATCGCCTTACTGCAGCGCGTCCTGCCAGTCCTGCAATCGGTTGAGGTCTCGGCCGTTGATGTCGAGCGCATGACGGTCATCCGCGCGCCCGAGCGCACCAAGACCGCGGACGACTGGCAGAAGCTCATCGAGCACAAAACAAACGGCCATGACGGAAACGGGTCCGGTCTTTGACGTCATCGCCGAGCCGCAGCCCGGCCCGCAGACGTGGTTGCTGCAGTGCCCGTGCTTTGAGGTGTTCTTCGGCGGAGCGCGCGGAGGCGGCAAGACTCACGGGATGCTGCTGGAGTGGGTAGCGCACCAAGCCGACTATGGGGCGGCGGCCTCGGGAGTCATGATCCGGCGCACCTTTAAACAGTTGGAAGACACGATCCGAGAGGCAAAGAAATTATTCATCCCATTAGGGGCTAAGTGGACGTCGGGCGGCGAGCGCCAAGCCACGTTCGTTTTTCCTGCAGGCGGCCAGCTCAAGTTCCGCCATTTGGAGAACGACGCGGACGCAGAAAACTACCAGGGTCAAAGCTTCACGAGGGTCTATGTCGAAGAGATCGGAAACTTTCCTAACCCCGCCCCCATATTCAAGCTCATGGCAACTCTTCGATCTGCTGCGGGAGTGCCTTGCGGATTTAGAGCGACTGGGAATCCAGGGGGTCCAGGTCACCAGTGGGTCAAAGCTAGATATATTACTCCAGCTCCTCTCGGATTTAAGGTCATCAACGAAGCATACAACAATCCCTTCGACAACAGCACAATCCAGCGAGACCGCGTCTACATCCCCTCCCGCCTGACGGACAACAAGTACCTCGGCGCCGAGTACATCGCGAACCTAAGCATGTCGGGCGGTCCGCGGCTGGTGCGCGCGTGGCTAGAGGGCGACTGGTCCGTCATCGAGGGCGCGTTCTTCGAAAACTGGAGCGATGAGAAGCATGTTGTGCGGCCGTTCCCGCTACCTGGATCTTGGGCTCGTTTTAGAGCGATGGATTGGGGATCAGCGAAGCCTTTTTGTGTGGGATGGTACACAGTGGCGTCCGATTCCAGAGTCATCGACGATCTCGGCCGACGACGCATTATCCCACGCGGCTGTCTGGTCAAATACCGCGAGTGGTACGGCGCCGCCGCGAACCAGCACAACGTAGGACTCAAGAAATCCGTGGAGGCGGTCGCCGATGGCATTCTTGCTTTGGAGCAAGACGAACCACGAGACGTTCGCGGAAAAACAGCAATCGCCTATGGTGTCGCTGACCCTGCAATGTTCGCCGACACCGGAGGTCCTTCGCACGCTGAGCGAATGGCGAAAAAAGGGGTGGTGTGGACCCCCGCTGATAACAAGAGGATCAGCCGAGACAATAAAATGGGGGGATGGGACATGGTCCGACATCGGCTCGACGGCGATGACGACCTCCCGATGCTTGTCGTCTTTAGCACGTGCGTGAACACGATCCGCACCCTCCCCGAGCAGCAGCATGACCCAGCGAAACCTGAGGACATCGACACAGAGGGAGAGGACCACGCCGCGGACGAGACGCGCTACGCCTGCATGAGCCGGCCCTTCATCAAGCGGCGGCGCGCGGACGAGGAGCCGGCCATGTCCGAGGCCGACGAACACGGCAACGTGCGGATCGATCTGGAGCGCCTGTTCAAGGAAAGCGAGCGCAAGTCCAAGCGGTTGGGGCTAGGCGGGCGGATCTAGCTCACGTGCTGCCAGCTTCGGCCATTCCGCGCGTGCCGGATCGCGCTGGTGCTGATTCCGAGCTTTCGGGATAGCTGGCCGCTGCTCAGCTTGCTACGGCGGATCTCGCGCACTTGGATCTCGGTGAGCTTGGAGTTGGCGTTCTGCTCGCCCCGCTTTGGCCCGACCCGTTCCAGCCGATCGCACGCCCACGCCACGAGGCGGGCTGAATGGCCCTCGTCGCGCGCTTCGAGCTGCTTGACCAGTTGCCGCAGTTCGCCAATGCGGATTCGCCGCAGTGTTTTCATCCGTACACCGATTTGATCTCGAAGTTGAAAAACCGGCCCTTGGATCGCGCATTGAGCAGGTCTTGGGCGAGCTCGGGCGGGACTGGGCTGTAGCTGTACTGGCGCCCGGACTTACGGAAGGTGAGCAACAGCGTCTTCGCCCGCTCATTGTAGACGATACGTGAGAGGCAGGTTGATGGCCCGTGCCAGCTTATGGCCGGAACGTCGATCACCTTGGCGTCCGACGCGTACCAAGGCCCCGGCGCAGTGATCGGTTTTGGCCGGTAGACCGCGCCAGTCCGCGGATCGCGGATCGAGAAGCTGAAATCCCCCACCGTCACTCCCCCGATTCACGTGAAACAATTGAATCCCCGTTCACCATTCTATTGCCAAATCGCAAGGAATGTGAACGGTATTCAGACCTTGGGGGACTCTTCTGACAGGGGGGGCGCTGTGGGCGGCCAGAATTTCGTTACTTTGGGGCCTATTCCGGATCCCGCGAATGACTTGGTGACAAGCACAGGGTTCGGGGGAGCCTCAAATGGAGGCGTGTTCAATGTCGTACAAAATGTGGCGGCCACGATCGTCGCGGGCTCAACCGGAAAACGGATTTATGTCTTCGGAGTTGCGTGGACCACATTTAACGCGGCTACGGGTGAATTTACCTTTGTCGAAGTCAATTCAAGCGGCGCGACTGTTACGACCCCGTACGGAGTAACAGCCCCGGCAAACGGCTCAAATTTCGTTTTGCCCTATCAGCAATATCCCTGGTTTACGACAAGTCCGGGAAACGCCTTGGGAGTTGTCTCTCAGGGAGCAAACACAATTAACGTATATGGGCGCGTTCTTTACATGCAGGGGTAGACCAGCATGGGCATCGTGATGAACGGATTCAGCTCCAACACAATGAATGTTGGGAGCAAGATTTCGCCCGGTCAAGTTTGGTTATACGATACGGTTACCGGTTTGAATGTCGTGAGTGGAAGCAGCAGCGTTATCACCCCTGGAGATTTTTCTTTAGTTGATTTCAATCAAACGGACTTCTCAACAGGCGCCACAACCGTCACCGTAGCGGCTGCGGAATATTTAAACCTAAGCCAATTCCCCGGAACTTTCGGGTTTACATCTTCATGAAGACGATCGCGCAGCTCAATAGTGAGATCGCTAGCCAATTGGCATCGGGCACCGCGATAACGGCGGCCACGCTGCGCGGCGTTGTCAGCGATATGGTGGCTTCCAGCCTAACGTCTGGGAACCCGAACCTTTTTAATGTCAAAAACTATGGTGCTCTGGGTGACGGGAGCACTGACGACACCACGGCAATCAATAGCGCTGCGAGCGCCGCTATTTCTGCATGCAATGTCAGCGGCGCCAAGACTGTGCTGTATTTTCCCGCTGGGACCTATGTATTTGGTGGCGGGATGTCGACATTTACCAATGTCCCCGTCGCTGTGGTCGGCGACGGGTCGTTCCAATCAATCATCAAGATGAAGTCAGGAGCCACTGGCGACGTCTTTTCGTGGTCGGAGGTTTGGCAAGACGGAACGTGGACTAACCCTCCAACCTATCCCTTTAAGGGTGGCCCGCAGCTTCGTGGAATAATGATCGATGGTGAAGGACAGTCGGTCAATGCCATTCAGTTTTATGATCGCGTTGATTTCGCATATATCAATGACGTGACGGTCACCAACTGTGCAGGGTGGGGATTTGCAGCAGGCGTTAATACGAAAAGCACAATTCAAGCTTACATGCGAGAGTCGCATATCAGCAATCTTCGGATTTGGAAGTCCGGAACATCATCGGTTCCGTCTATTGAGCTTGGCTCGATAGGTAGTGGCGATCGGACGAACACCTGTTACTGGAGCGGCATTGATATTTTCGGGGCCATTGGGCCGGGCTTGGTCTTGCGGGGAAGCGCGACCAGCGGCTTGGCTGTCGATACCATGTTTTTTGACTACCTTCGCATTGAGAGCTGCGGCAATGATCACATCCGGCTGGGTGACTCTGGATTTACGGCACGAGTGACGACTAATGTTTTTAAGAATGTGTTGATGTTCAGTATACCGTCTTCGCACTACGGAATCATTTGCTACAACAACAACAATCTGAACAACAACTATGAGAACAGATTTTATTCGTGCCATCTATCGAGCCCCACAGGCGGCGGTATCAATATAGTTGGGGCGCGAGACTTTAGTTATGAAGGCAATTTGGATCAGTTTACAACCCCAGCTGCGATAACGGTGGGTCCAACGTCTGGCGGTTCGGGGTCGAATCTGTTTTTCGATGTCCACGGCGGAACGCGGTCGACTAGCATTGATACATCCGCGGTTAGCCATGTGCAGTTCATAAACCCGTCGAATACGCTTAATGAACCAGTATCGGTAATGAATTTCGCTAATGGTGTGGCGATCGGCAATGGTTCGGCGGATGCAGGTCCAGCGTTCGCGGCGGCGTTTCAGGCATTCTCACAAGCTGGATGGGGGGATCTATATGTTCCACCAGGGACCTACAACTTTATTACGAGCGTGCTAACTCCACCATCTAATGTCACGATCCGAGGGGCCGGAATTGACGCGACGATTTTGAAGGTCAGTGGCACATTCCCGAACAACGTGACCGTACAGATACCCATGACGTTGACGGGGACGCCGTGGCCGTCTGGCCCAACGACTTACGCGATCAACGCGCCGACGCTAGGCGCCAGCACGATCACGACCACGACCGCAGCCGATGCCGGCAACTTTTCCGCGGGAATGATCATCTTTATCACCGGCCCAACGCATGGAACATCGTTCTGGTATCCGGGCTGGTATACCACGGTTGTTAGCGCAGTTGCGGGCACGGGCGTGATCACGCTCGCGGAGACACTACCAATCGGTGGCAGCGCGCTTACGCTGTGCCAGCAGATTGTTACTCTGCCGCAGAATATCTGCATTAGGGATATGACGATTCTTGGCGGTTCGTCGGGAAATGGCGGAGCGGCGATCGAGTGCCAGGGCGGCAAGAATTTCCTTTTCGAGAATTTGAAGGTGACTTTGGGCACCGGCAACAACACGCAGGCGGATTCCACATTCGGCATTCACAAATACAGCACATTCCGGCACTGCATCTTTGAAGGTGGCGCCAACCCGGTCGAACTGTTTGTTAGCTACGGCTGCACGATCGAAGATTGCCATATAACCAACGGCTACATCTTGGTGGATGGAGGCTGCATTGACTGCAGCGTGGTCAACTGCACCGTCGCCGACCCGCAGAACAACGGTTCCAGTGGAGACGGGATTAGCATAGGACCGTCTACTGCGGACGGCACCACGCGTACGCGCATTGTCGGCAACGTGATCAAGGGCATTCCGAGCGGTAATACTGGCATCAACACGCACGACACGCCGGATGCAAGCCGGTTTCATGTGATCATGGGCAATACGTTGATTGGAGCTGGCACTGCGGTTGCCACGGGGGTAACCACGGGCCAAGGGGTTTGCGTCGGAAATTTCTTTCAGAACCTGCAGAACGGCATTCAGCTAGAGGGCGCTTCAACCGGCTCTGATCCGATCATTGAAGGCAACTATTTCGACAGTGCAACCACGAACCAGATCAACCCGTTTACCTCGCCAGCACTGTTCCGAACCCGTCAGAACCCGACCCTGCAAGCCATGACGGCCGGCACGGCAACGCCTACCGTGCAAGGCGGGCAAGCGTACACGCTGACCCAAGGCGGCGCGCAGAGTGTGACAGGTTTCACAGGCGGGCTGACGGGCGACGAGATCACGGTTGTTACGCGTGACGCGAATACGACATTCACGAATGGCGCGGGATTACAGATGAAATCGGGCGCCAACTACAATGCGCCAAACAACACCGTGATGCGGTTTCTACGCCTGACGTCGAGCCAGTGGATTGAGATTTCGAGGACGCAGTGATGGCCGAGACGCAGCACAAGCTCGACCCCATTGCCGGACCCGATGGAGGCGACAAGGGCAAGCGGCTGGCGAAGCACTGGCAAGAACAGATCAAGAAGGTCGACGCGGAGCAGAAAGCTTGGCTGAAACGAGGGCGTTCGATCGAGAGACGCTACCGCGACCAGCGAAATAGGTCGGATGAAGAAGACCAACGCCGAATGAACATGCTCTGGGCCAATGTCCAGACATTTTTCCCGGCTCTCTATGGCAAATGTCCCGTTCCGATCGCCGAGCGGCGGTTTAAGGATAAGGACCCGATCGGGCGGGCCGCCGCATCCATTATCGAACGCGCGCTAAGGAACGACCATGAGTTCGACGACTTCCACAACTCAGTGTCCTCCGCGGTCATGGATTATCTCCTCCCTGGCCGGGCGGTCGTTTGGGTGCGTTACGAACCGCAATTCGAGCGCGGGATTAGCATTCCAGTCTATGGACAGAACGATCTACGCGACGACCAAGGCGATATCGAGAAAGAGCGGGAAGACGAGGAAGAGGAAAAGTTAGAGGACACTGACGATCGCATTCTGCGCGAGTCATGCCCGGTCGACTATCTGTCCTGGGAGGACGCCTATTTCTTTCCGGCCAAGGTGCGCATCTGGGAGCAGGTCCGCGGCGTCGGTAAGCGTCTATATATGTCGTATGACGATATGGTCGACTTCCTCATGCAAGTCTGCGGCTGCAGTGAGGAAAAGGCCGAGGAGATCGCCGACCTCATCCCACTCCAGAAAGACGATCGCGAGAAGAGAGACACGGCGGAAGGCCGCGCGACCACGGACAAGCGCGATGACAAAGCCCAATGGTTCGAGATTTGGGACATGGATCGCCGCGAGGTGGTCTGGATCGCTGATGGCTGCGATTTTGTCATCCAGCGCATGGACGACCCGCTGGGACTTGAGAATTTTTTCCCCGTTCCCCGCCCGCTTATTGCGAACGCCACGAACACCACGATCGTCCCAGTTCCCGACTACATCCAGTACCAAGACCAGGCTCGGCAAATAGACGAACTGACCCAGCGCATCAGTCAGCTTGCGAAAGCGTGCAAGATCGCTGGCCTTTACGATGCGTCGGTCGACGAGCTGGTCCGGCTCCTGGACGAGTCGGTCGAGAATGAACTTTTACCTGTGGATAACTGGAGGGCGCTGTCTGAGAAGCTGAACGCTCAGGGCGGCTCCCCGATCTGGCTATTGCCCATCGAACAGATCGTGATGGCGCTCAAAGAGCTGGTCGAGATCCGCAAGATGGCGATCGAGGATATGGACCGGATCACCGGCCTAACCGACGTCATGCGCGGGGTGACCACGGACAACCGGGAAACCCTCGGTAAGGGCAAGCTCAATAACAACAATGGCAAGACGCGGCTCCGGCAGCGCCAGGACGACGTAGCCGACTTTTGCCGGGACATCATCCGAATCCAGGCTGAAATCATGTGCCTGCATTTCTCGGATGACTCGCTCATCGACGCGTCGGGAGCCCTCTACGAAGAAGGGCTCGGCGTCGAGGACGTGATGGAGATCGGCACGCCCTCTCCTCAACCCATGCCGGGGGCGGCGCCGAGTGCGGGGACGAGTCCTCAACCCGGTGGACTCCCTGCCCTCCCGCCCCCTGGAGGTGAGCGCACTCCGCCTCCGGGGGGCAACGTTGTGCCGATGCGGCCGGGGATGCCTACGCCCCCTATGGCCCCTATGCCTCCCCCGCCCGATCCATACGAGGAGGCGATCCAGCGCATTGCCAAGGCGATCACGCTGCTGCGGAAGGACTACCAGCGCGGGTTCCGCATCGACATA